TTTGGTTGTTCAAACCGTTACGGACATTACAGCCGGAACGGTTGCGACGGTGGCGGGGTCAACGTCTATAACGTTCAGCACAATACCAGTCGATTCTAACGGGAGCAACGTTTCCGTGGCGGGACGGTTTATTCAGACTGTCAGTTCAAAGGATTTTTACAGGATTACCGCTCATACGTCTGGAACAACGTCAGCGACGATAGAAGTTCCTGCGATAACAACCAATGCCACGGCTACCTATACGATACGAAAATACTTCTATTCAACAGCTACAACAGTTGACCGAATTCTAGCGATTTCTCAGGACGTGTTACCGTATATGTTGATTGAAACCAGTTACGAATACTTTCAGGCGTACAATCCCGGTTTTCTGTCCAGCGGAACACCTCGCATTTACTGCACGCAGGGATACGATTCGAATGGGACGCCTCAATTTCGGTTATGGCCAAATCCTGATGCTGTCATAAACCTTCAGGTTTGGTATTTGCAGACTCCGACAGATTTATCGGCTAATTCCGATGTTTCGATAATCCCTGCCAAGTGGCACACCTCCGTTTTGCTTCAAGGGGCTATGGCACAAGCATTTAGTTACTTGGACGACACGCGGGAACAGCAAGCGGTCGGATCATTTAACGCTATGCTCGAGGAAATGAAGAACGAATACGACAATTCTCTACATCGTCATCGTGTGATGACAGCCGCAGACAATCAGCCCGTGGGTGGCAATTTGGGGTATATGCCACTTCCGTTTAATTATCCGAGGAATAGTTGATGGGCGCACGCGGTCTATCATTTGATTTGACGGACTTTACGGGAGGGTTAAATACGTTTGACCCTGAATTTTCAACACCTCTTGCTCAATCGCCGGATTTGGACAATTTGGTTATTCTTGATAGAGGATTTAAGAAACGGCAAGGAGATGTAGCTTGGAATTCTTCTGCAATGGTATCCACGTCAACACCCATTGTCGGGTTAGGATACATGAAATTTAATGGCGGTACAGAATTTTTAAACGCTGTTGCAGGAACAAAGTTTTTCGTGGATTCCGGCCTTGCAGGAACCATGGCAGACACTACGGGGGCTGTCAGTATTACCTCAGGGACAAACAATATCTGGACAGCCGTTCCCTTCAACAATCTTCAAATTTGGTTTGGGGGTGGCCCGGACAATCCGTTCAAATATTCAGGGTCAGGAACGGCTACAGCCTTGGTGGGAACACCCCCATCTGCGACAACGGGATTTACGGCAAATAATAGACTTTTTGCCATTTCGACTACCGCTAATCCAAGTCGTATTTTTTGGTCTGTTTTAACTAATCAAGACGATTGGACAGGTGCAGGATCAGGTAACGCGGATGTGTCTATATCGGATGGGGAAGCGTTACAGTGTGGTATTCAAGTGGGGGCTGATTCAGCCATTCTATTCAAGAATTCGAGTACGCATTTAATGATTTTGAGTAGTGCGCCATTTCCAATTTACCAGCTTCAGCGTGGGGTAGGAATTGCTGGACGATACGCGTGGGCTTATGCCGACGGCGTTATTTACTTTATGACACCTGGACGGAGAATGTTATCCACTTCTGACGGAATAAATTTCGACATTTACCCGAATGATATCAACGACATCTGGGATTCTATTAACGTCAATCGTATTGCCAATGTTCAAGCTAGTTTTTATAGACCTCTGGAATGGGTTATTTTTTCGGTGTCTACAGGGTCCAGCACAACCAATAATTACTTGATTGTCTGGGATCGCCGTCATAAATGCTTTTTGAGATGTACAAAAGGGTTCAAGTCTAACGTTTTTGCCTTAGTTCAAAACAGGCGCATGTTTGCGGGACATTACGATGGGAAGATTTACGAGAAGGACAAGTTGGGAACATTCACGGACGCTTCTGAAGCGTCTCCGGGAACCATTGATGCGTATTGGCGAACACCTTTTCACGGAATGGCGACATTTCAACCTCAAATATTGAAATTCGCAGCTCCTTTTTCGTCTATCGTGCATCCTCTTTGGGTAGATTTCTCATTTTTAAATGAAGTAGCAACCACTATGGAACTTTCTTATGGATTTGATTATTCTTTTCCCCAGAAAATCACAAGTGCAAGTCTTGTTACCGGTGGTGCACAATGGGATGTGGCGCAATGGGACGTGGATGTGTGGGGAGGTCAGACATCGGTTCAACCGAGAGTGTTTGTATCAGGGCGAGGGAACCTCTTTAGTTTACGAATTAGGAATGCCGTAGCTTCTCAAGGATATACATTTCAAGGGTTTTCGACGATGCTCAGAACTGACAAGGCACGCAAATTGTTGACGGTTGCATAAAGGATTTCTATGGCACTTACTTTTACAGTTAGTTATACCTTCAGCCCGAATACCACCATTGCTTCTGCCCAAGTCAATACAAATACGAGTGATGTATCAAACGTATTCAATGGTTTGGAAGCTCTCACCAAAACACTGGCTAAATTAAAAGTGGATGTAGACCCGGCCACAGCTTTAGAAGTGGCGACAAAACAATATGTGGATCATTACAGCACTTACCGCAGGCCTGTTTTGGTTTATAACTCGGCGACGGTTGTCAATGTTGAATCTGGGTTAGATGGAACGTCGGGGGACGTCGTCATTCAGTTTCCTGACGGAAATAAACGAACCGATTCGACGACTTCGCGCGTTCAATGCAATCTTTCTCAGAATGCTGTTTTGTCCGGGACGGCTGTAAGCGGTTTACGTACAGGATCATTGACAAACAACACATGGTATGCGTTTTATGCGGTCAAAACGAGCGACAATTCTTCTAACTTTGTGATAGTGGCAGACACCGTACTTCCTTTACAGGCTAATTTTACAACGCTGAATTCTAATTTTGGCGCAAACAGTTGGATATATTTGGGTGTCCTTCCCAATGGCGATCATTCCGGTGCGGCCACAAACATTCCGCAATTTGTCATGGCTGGTAATAGAGTTGTTTTTTATAACGCGTGCACTGGAGCTTCTTCTGGGTCACCCGCTCCGGGAGTACGTTTAGCAACAACAGCCGGAGCAACTTCTTTGACATGGACGTATGCGGCTGGAACAGCTTTAGGGAGCAACCAAGTTCCGAACAATCTTGTTTTAGGCGATTTTGCTGTCGGGGCCAGCGCGAATACAACTCTTTCGATAGGCAATTCGGCAGGAAACAATAATCTTTTATTTTTAGGATTAGGAAACAGTCTCTATGTGGTCCCCGTCTATAACGCTCCTTTGATAAATGGAATTAAGTCTGTTCCTAGCGGGTCAGTGGCTCAAGATATTTATTTTATGGGATACGTCGATAGCGTTCTGGGTGTTGGGGCGAATGCTTTACTGTGAGGTTTTATGCGTTATTTTTTATCTAAAAATGGTGTGAATGTTGTTGATAAACAGGTTTTTTCTGGGGATGACAAACAAATTAATGCGATTGTAGCTATGTACATATCCAAAAACCCTAGTTTTGTCGTTTCGGAAGTGGATCAAGTTACATTTGATGTGACAGTTATGACGCCTACAGTAACGCCAGACCAACAAGCTTGGCAAACTGCCAAGGGACTTGGTCCAGTGGCACAGCTCACATTTCTTGCAAAACGCTTTGGATTGGAATAAATGGATAAACCGGATACTTCTAAAAATAACGCTTCGCAGTCGGATTATGCTGATGAACGCGGAAAACGGCAAATCCAACCCAATACCTCCGATCCAAAACAAAGCCGTCCGATGATCCAGCCGATCATTCTCGGAACACTTACTTTTGCGTCAAATCCCGTGCAATCAACAGTAGGAGCCGCAGGGAGTGCTTCTGCGTTGCCAGCAACGCCTACAGGGTATCTTCAGCTAAACATTGGCGGTTCAACGTCAAATTACGTTATCCCATTTTACAAGGCAAGCTGATGGTTATTTTTAATGCTTTAACGACGGACCAGAATTCACCTTTTAGGGTGATTCAACCGGACGTACCACGATTTGAGTTGGTAAAAACGATTCCGCAGGGATTCGCTTCCCAGATACAGGATGCTGTCAGGAAGTTTATGGAAGATTCAAATATGCCGCAAGGGGTCAACAAGGATGGATTCTACAACCAGACGCTTAAAACCATGGCTCAAGCCACTGTGCTTGGACAGGGTGGCGACCTTTGGCTTGGAATACGAGGGAACGAACTGTACACATACATCCTTGCCTACATTGGACAAAGCGTTGACGACAGATTGAGTTACGTTGTTAATCAAGCGTGGGTACGCAAAGATCAGCGCGGGAAACCGTGGGTACGGGACGCTTGGCAGAAGGTACGGCAACGGGCCAAAGACACGTTCTGCGCCCATCTTCTCGTTTTGTCGTCAAAGGAAAATGACGCTGTTTACTGCCGTTTTCTCGGTAAAGGTTTTCATAGACACGGATCAATCTTAAAGGAGACACTCTAATGGGTGGATCAGTTGGAAAAACTTTAGACCCTACAAGTAATAACTTTCTTGGTGCAGGACCAACGATTGGGAGAGCATTGGGGGGCGGCTTAACAATGGGTATGAGTGAACTTGGAAGACCTAATCCTTATGGAATCCCTGGATTAGATAACCCTCTTGGAAATGGAAGTATCGGTAATATGTTCGGGGGTCAAAATAACCCTTATGTATCAGGCCCGTTTTCGCTTGATCCTAACCAATTATCAGCCGATCAATCAGCTTTAACGGGGTTAGGAAAAACTCAACAAGGTGATATAAACGCATTAGCCCAACAGCAATACGATCAAACTTTGAAAAATGTTCCATCTGAAGTAGCGGGTTCCATTCAACAGGAAAATCCACAGATTATGGAAGACTTGAATAAAGGCGGTTTGTTGAATTCAACCGCTTACCCCCAAGAAATCGCTCGTCAGCAGGAATATTTGACGCAAAACCTCGTGGAACCTGCTACGCAGGCTTTATTTGCTGGCCAGCAATCAGGTCTTCAGACAGCGCAAGGCCTTCAAACGGGTGCTGTCCAGCGCGGGTTAAGCCTTGAAGATCAGATCAACAACGCCAACATATCGAAGTCTATAGGTCAAGCATTCGCCCCTGCGCCACCCACTGGAAAGCAGAACTTCGGTACAACCGCTCAGGGAATAGGTGCTTTAGCTCCATGGGCTAAACTTGGCAAAGCGGGTGGCACAGCCGCCGCCGGAGCAATAGCCTAATGCCAACACCACCTTTTGACCCGAACGTCCAGAACAACTTCCCGATAGCTTCCGTTATTCAGGCGGCTCAAGAGAACGCCCAACGTCAACTACAGGCTAGAACACAGGGAAATCAGGACATTATTCAGGGGTTAGGAGCCATCGGACAGGTCGGACAGTCCCTTTTAGACCGCAGACGGGCGATGGCGCAGGCGTTGGCGGGGGCGCAACTCTATTCCAATACACCGGAAGGCAAAGAGATGCTTGGAACCAATCAAGTGACTTCCGGGCCAACCGGACAGCCAGTTACCATGAATGATACAGCGCAAGGAGGTGTCGGACAAGCTCCGCAACCCAACAAACCGTCTATTGACCTTCAGACCCTTGCGACAGCTTTCTATGGCGACAAACCATCTGACGTAATGAAACAGATGTTTGAACAGCACAAACTGAAAGTTGAAAGTGGTTTAAAAGCTCAACAAATAGCTTCGCAACAGCAACTTGGACAGGCACTTTTAGGTATTCGGGGTCAGGAAGTTGGGGTACGTGGTCAACAGGTAACAGGGGAACAATCCAGCAATATTCGCAATCAAATCACAGCTTTAGAAGGTAAAAAATCTGGAATTATAAAAGATTTTCCTGAACTTTCGGGGTCTATTTTAAGCGGTATATTGCCCGCTGGTTTGAATCAGAAACAAACCGCCGCTTTCAATGATTATCGAGACACGCAGAACCAGATAGACAACTATAATCGTCAATTAGGTGGCCCTGTTTCTTCGGGTGGACAGGCGCAACACATGTCAACAGCTGATCTTTTGGCAATTTACAATCAACAAAGTCAGTAATGGCAACAATTACCGCCGATGACGCACTTGCCGAGCTTAAAGCGAGGGGGGTTGATCCTAAGAATCCTCCTGCTAACACCAATTCAACAAGCAATTTAAGTCGTGACGACATAGCCGCTGAACTTCAAAGGCGTGGCGTTCAAGTTCCGCAAGCGAAAACAGTCAATAATCTACCTTCCTACGCTTCTCCTGCACAGCAACAGCAATACCCTATACAAAGTATGTTGGCTACGGGTCTTGGACGTGGCATGGAAGCATTAAACGCCCCTTTTCAGGCTGTGGGAGAACCTATCCGACAGGCGGTAACAGCTGCGCAAGGCCAAAACCCTGGACAGTACCGTATTCCCACGGCACTTCAACGGTTAGCTGGTGCGGCAGACAATACGTCTTTACAAACAAAAGATCAAGCTCCTGACCTGTTCTCTGCGATTGTCAATCCGGCAATGGCTGGGTATCGTGGGATAGCGGCGACGGCAGAGAACCTTCCAAAAGGAATACAACCTGCTCTGCAAGCGGGTGAACAGGCCGTAAAACAACCGCCTGGCCTTCCAGAAGCGGCTGTGAGTATGGGAGCCGCTTTAGGGTCAGGGGAAGCAGGTGCCCTACCCTTTACAGCCGCCATCAAACCCTTTGCGGCAATCGGAAAACTCTTAGAAACGGGTGAGATGGCTGGTATTCCAGGTACGGGGATGCTTGGAAAAGCGGCTTCTGGGGCTGATGCAGTTCCTATTGGACTTGAGAATTTAACGGCTCATGCCAATCCAGAGGTTTTGGCGGCGGCGCAGAAGGGGAATGTTCCCGCTACACCAGGAATGTTGACGGGATCGCCAACACTCAATGCCATTGAATCGTTTGGAAAGAAGATTCCTTTCTCTAGTAACGTTTTCCAGAAACGTTTT